TGATGATTTAAGAATAAGTTATTTTGAAACTTACTTCGCTAATCAAAGTTTTCAAGCACAAAAAAATATTAAAAACTTAATTAGTAGACTGCAACACATCCAAGATATGAATGAAAGTGTTGTAGAGAACGCTATCAAAAGTATGTACAAATCATCTAAAGCAGATGAAATGTCAAAGCTTTGCATAGCTATAGGAAATAATCCTAGTGAACATTCGTTTAAAGAAGTGCAGAGATTTTTAGAAACTATTGATGAGGAATACTTTGATACAGTAGATGATACCGCAGTGACAAGAGATGTTGATGAGATAATAGAAGCAGTCAATCAACAAAGAGAATACAGTTTTAATATACATGCACTACAAAACGCCACAGAAGGTATTGGTAAAGGTAATTTTATGATTGTCTTTGCTAGGCCTGAGAGTGGCAAAACTGCCTTTTGGGTTAGCATGGTAGCAAATGAGGGAGGGTTCGCATGGCAAAAAAAGAATGTTCACATATTTTGTAATGAAGAACCTGCTATCCGTACACAAATGAGAATGTTAAATGCATGTAGCAATCTAACTAAAAGGCAGATACTAAATGGTAGCAGACAATTAGCCAAAGATAAATGGAAAGAAATAGAATCTTATATCCATACTCATGATAGCGTTGATATGAATATGGAAGACTTAAATATACACTGTAAAGAACATGATGTAGACATACTAATCATAGACCAATTAGATAAAGTTAATATTACAGGTAAGTATAATTCTTCTCATGAAAAACTAGGTGAAGTTTATAGACAAGCTAGGGAGATTGCTAAAAGACATGGGGTATTAGTTATAGGCCTATCCCAAGCTTCAGCCGAAGCACATGGTAGAGAGAGATTAAGTTTTAATGTTATGGCAAATTCTAAGACAGGTAAAGCTGCGGAAGCAGATGTCATTATTGGTATAGGAAAATTAGACGAGGGTAAAGAAAATCCCGATGAGGCATGTGTAAGGCAGATAACAATTTCAAAGAATAAATTAACGGGAGACCATGATGAGTTTCAAGTACAATTGATACCCACATTATCTCAATTCACTTCATTTACATAGAAAGGATAATGAATGATAACAACACTAGATATAGAAACAACAGTAAGTAAAGAGGGTGACCCTTCACCTTTCAATCCCGATAATAGGTTAGTCAGTATTGGTATTAATGACGAATACTATTTTTTCTACCATAAAGATTTTAATGATGTAGAAAAGATAAAACAAAATAAAGATAAGGTTCAAAAGATATTAGATGAATCTACACTAGTAATTGGACACAATTTAAAGTTTGATATGTCTTGGATGTATGAGTTTGGTTTTACCTATGGAGGTAAACTATATGATACTATGTTAGCAGAGTATATTATTATGAGAGGAAATAAAGATAAATCCTTATCATTAAAAGAATGTTGTAGAAGACATAACATTAGTTTAAAATCAGATATACTAGCTACCTACATGGAAGACGGCTATGGTGTTGATGAAATACCTCTAGAGTATTTAGAATCTTACGGCAGACAAGATGTTAAAATTACAAAAGAATTATATCTTACACAAGTAAGATTTTATAACTTACCCGCTAACAGAGGACTACTTCCTACTAGAGATTTGATGAATGATTTTCTACAGGTCCTAATAGATATGGAATGTAATGGTAATTATATTAACATAGAAGACTTAGATAGCGTAGAAAAAGAATTAACACAAGAGTATTATAAACTAAAAAATAAAATTGATAAAATAATATTTCAAGTTATGGGTGACACAAAAATTAACCTATCCTCTACAGAAGATTTATCTAAAGTAATATACTCCAAACAAGTACAGGATAAAAATCTTTGGTCTAGCATGTTCAATATAGGTATAGATAAAAAAACTAACAAACCAAAAAAAAGACCTATGATGTCCGACAAACAATTTCAAGGCATGGTACAGAAATATACAGACCCTATTTTCAAAACCATTGCTGAACAGTGTGGCACTTGCAAAGGTGTTGGGTACATAAGAAAAATAAATAAAGACGGAAAGCCTTCTAAAATGTTAAATGTTTGCCATAGATGTAAGAAGGAAGGGGTTATCTACACAGACACAGAAGCTAGAGCAGGTTTTAATTGGAAGCCTAATAGTGTTCACGATGTTGCCCAAGGTGGTTTTAAGACCGATAAAGAAACTTTAACTAGAATAGGTGTGTATGCAGAAGGTACATTAAAAGAATTTGTTGATAGTGTTATTAGGTATGGTGCTATAGAGACTTATCTTAATACTTTTATAACAGGCATTAAAGACAATACAAATCAGGATGCACTACTTCATCCTTCTTTTAATCAACATGTCACTATGACAGGTAGACTATCCTCATCAAAACCTAATTTCCAAAACATGCCTAGGGGTGATAAGTTCCCTATTAAAAAAGCTATTCAGTCTAGATTTGATAATGGTGAGATAATAGAAGTTGACTTTGCACAGTTAGAATTTAGGGTCGCAGCTTTTCTATCACAAGATGAACAGGCTATGAAAGATATACAAAGTGGTGTTGACGTTCATCAAATTACTGCTGATATTATTGGTTGTGATAGGCAAACTGCAAAAGCACACACCTTTAAACCTTTGTATGGAGGTATGATGGGTAAGAAAAAAGAAAGAGAGTACTATGAGACATTTTTAAAGAAGTATAAACAAATAGCAGATTGGCATAGACGCTTACAAGAAAGAGCATTTAAAAGTAAAATAGTAAAGCTACCTAGTGGTAGAGAATATTACTTTCCTAATATAAAAAGAGGTTGGAGTAGAAATAAAAATGAATACTACTATAGCCACTCTACTCTGGTAAAAAACTATCCTGTTCAAGGTTTTGCCACGGCTGATATTGTTCCCATAGCTTGTTATAATGTTTGGGAACTACTTAAAAAAAGAAATATGAAAAGTTTATTGATTAATACTGTTCATGATTCTGTAATATTAGATACTCATCCTGATGAAGTACATCATGTAATTAGTATCATCAAGACTTCCTTCACTAATGTTAAGGATTCTTTACTACAGAGATATGATTGTGATTTAAATGTTACGCTAGATTTTGAAATAAAAAAAGGTAAAAATTGGCTTGACTTATCCGCAGTTATATGATATAATAAACCAACAAAAGGAGACATTACATGTCAAATGAACTAATATCGGATATAGATAATATGTCCAACGATAAATTGATGGCGATGATAGGTCAAGATATAGAGTCAGGTGGCTCTTCTTTATCCAGATTGTCTATCAATTATGATACCGAAGACAGTGAGGGCAACCTCATAAAACGAGGCCTATATAAAGTAGATAGTCAAAAACATGGTATTGTTTTTGCAGAGAAAGTTTCTTTTAGACCTTTCTTAAATACTTTTCAATACAATAAGTGGGATGAAGAGAACGAAGATAACAACTACAAATCTGTTATGTTTACGAGTTGGTCAGACGCAAAGCCTGATACAAATGGAACAGACGCATGTGGAAGTGTACCTAAAGCAAGAAGAGATGATTTAGACCCTGCTTCTAAAATAGAGCAAGATAAGATTACTTGTTACAGAAATGTATTTGGAGTAGTCTCTACAAAAGGTAAGACATCAAAAGGTGAAGATATAACAATTGTTGATGAGCCTGTATTATATAGAGTTAGAGGCGTTAACTTTTTACCTATAGGCGACCAATTAAAAAGCCTTTCTAAAAGAAATAAAATTATGTACAATACTGTTTTGGATTTTAATGGAACAGAAAAACATACTAAAGGTAGCGTCACTTACTTTACGGCAAAGATTAAAGATGCCAATAAAGATGTTAAGTTTTCTGATACAGATAAAAATAATCTAAAAAACTTTTTAGAGTATGTTAAACGAGAAAACGATTATGTCAAAGAAGAATATGCAAAAGCAAAGAAAAGCGAAGTGACTGCAGAAGATATTCTTGATGACGAAATCATGAAGGAAATGACTGCTTGACTTTCTTAGAAGAAGTAAAATCATTTTTAGCACAGGCTCAACGAGAGCCTGTCGCTATACCTAAACCTATTATAGAAAAGTTTAAAGAAGAATGTGAACAAGCAGTACGAAAACAATTTACAGATAAGAGAGAAACAGATTTTAGAATACGAATGTCTAATGTTGGTAAACCTTTGTGCCAATTACAAATGGATAAAAAATATTCTGGTGATAATAAGATAGTATCTTATGAAAATTATAATTTTAAATTAAGAAATTTATTTGGTGATATAATAGAGGCTGTTGCCGTTATGTTACTAAGAACAGTTAAAGCAAAGATTCAAGGGGTTCAAGGTAAGGTCAAGTTAAACACAGAATTTTTTGATATAAAAGGAACGTATGATATAATTATAGATGATAAAGTATATGATATAAAATCTGCGTCACCCTTTGCCTTTGAGAAAAAATTTGGGGAAAGTGGCGGTGGCTTCCATAAAATTGCTGAAGACGATGTCTTCGGGTATCTCTCCCAAGGATATCTATATTCGGAAGCCACAGGTAAACCTTTTGGTGGTTGGATTGTAGTTAATAAATCTACAGGAGAAATGTTAGTTAGCCAACCTCCCGAAGATGATTCGGAGTACAGAAAAAAAGCATTAGAAAAAGTACATAATAATGTAAAAGCGTTAATGGAAGATGCCCCTTTCAAAAAAGAGTATGAATTACAAGAAGAGTCTTTTTATCAAAAAAAGACAGGCAATAAAGTTTTGGGTAATGTGTGTTCTTTCTGTCAATACAAACATAAATGTTGGGGTGATAATATTGAGTACTTGCCCCAACAGCAATCCAAAGCAAGAAGCCCTAAATATTATTGGTATGCAGAATTAAACAATCCAAAGGATGTTGCTAATGGCTAAAAAAGTTACCTTAGATAAAAATAGTGTAATCATAGCGGTTAAACCTTTTGGTGATGAAAAATTTATTTGTGGTGTGGATAAGAATTACAAAGCAGATACTCAGCAAAAAGAAATTTGCTATGCAGTAGCACTAGGGTTATGTCAAATAGCATTAGACGACCCTGACATGGTATATGATATAGGATTAAGCGTGATGAGAATAGAGGAATTAAAAAATGGAAAAGCCGAAGTTATAGATATAAAAGACTGGAGAAAAAAATTAAATTGAAACATAATGCAAACTTTAAATACGATTTAGAATGGGGTAAACAAGGGGAAACTGTTGTTGCTGAAATACAACAAGGGGAAAAGACTGAGGTAAAGTCTGAAAGAGATAAGTGGATTAAGACAGGGAATCACTACTGTGAATACCAAAGTAGAGGTAAAGAGAGCGGAATTAAAAAGACACAAGCAGAATGGTGGACAATTAATTTCTACAGTGGGGATAGATTTTGTTTTAATATAACGCTAAAGACAAAAGATTTAAAAAATATTATTAATAAGAATACCTTTAATAAAGTTCCTGGTGGAGATAACAATACTTCGTGGGGATATTTAGTTCCTATTATAAAACTAATTGATTTTAATAATTACGGAAGTTCTGAATGAGAATATTGAAAGACCCATTTACAGGCGACTTGCTACTGTCTTTAGACACATTTGAATCAAAGCAAGTTAAGGATAAAGGATATGTAAAGATATCTACTAAAACAAATTTTTTTGGTTACTTAAAAGTTTTGCATGACGATTTGTCTGCAATTATTACTGAAGAATTAAGAAATATACAATTACAAAAGGAAAAACAAAAAGATGCAAAAATACGAGATAAGTCAAAAGCTAATACAATCAATAGTT